AAAGGGAAAAGTGATATAACAAATGGTTCCTTATTTTATCATTCAATTAGTGTTAGACCTAAATGGGCAGAACAAAAAACATTTGTTAAAAGAATAGGTGATCATCTATTTTATAAATAATGGGAGGTGTGACATTTTTGCAACAGAAAAAAATAAAATGACCCGACACGAAAAAAAGTGTTTGACCGATGCGATCCGATCAATTAGTATCAGGTCGAGTTGATTTTGAAACCTCATTAAATAACAAAAATAAAAAAACTTTTAGATTCAGTTTGTTACAGATAGAAGGAGAGACAAATGAATATATTTTATTTAAGTGATTACCCTCACTTGTGTGCTGAATTTCATTGTGATAAGCACGTTGTCAAAATGATACTGGAGACAGCACAAATGCTTTCGACTGCACATCATCAACTAGATGGTGAGGATGCTATCAAAAGCATATATAAATCTACGCATAAAAACCATCCATCAAATGTATGGGTTAGGGAAAATTATGGTAACTATCGTTATGCATGGGAGCTTTTATATCATCTGTTAGAACAGTACAAAGTAAGATACAAAAAAACTCATGCAACTCACCGATTACTTGAACCTTTAAAAACTAGACCTAAAAATATAAGTGGTGTCCCAGTGTCTACCGAACCTCCCCAATGTATGCCAGATGAATACAAGGTAGAAGGTGACAGCATACAAGCCTATCGTAATTATTATATGGGAGAGAAACATTTCGCTCAATGGAAGTACACTCCCACACCTAACTGGTGGAAACAAGAAGGAGAGAAACATGGGTAAGTTACTAGTGTTTAACGATAGCCATAAGAGTGATGGTTTTGTAGATGGTGTTGAGCTAATCAATCAAAAATTAGAGAAGCATGAGTTAAGGGTTAAACTGCAATTCATAGAAGATTATGAAAGCGATGAAGGGGAATACGCATGGTATATCAGTGTAGTCCCTGATGACTTACCTACATCTCTGAGTGAGTGTGTAAATATGAAGTATAAGGAGGAGGGACAAGATGAATGAATACAATTTGAAGTACATAAGAAGGAGGCTAAAGAGTTTTGTTATATCGGACAACAAGAAGGAGAGAAAGATGCCTGAAGAATTTGAACACGATTTAATTGGAGTTCTGCAAAAACATTTTGGTGGGAACTTTGACTATAATTGGGACAGTGAAAATCCCATCGTAGCTCTTGATTTGGAAACAAATAAAAAAGGTGGTTTTTATATTCGACTAAGAGTATGGGGGGATGAAAATGATTGAGCCTGATCCAGACTGTCCACATTGTGACATTGAATACATCTGTTGGGAGTGTGAGTCGGAACAGGTGTTAACTAAGTATCCTAATGCACGAAGGATTGGATACACTTTTGAATGGGAGATTCCTAATGATTGAGCCGTTACCACCAGTGCCACCAGCACCACCACTGTCAGTCTATTACGAGAATAGGATAGCTACAGAGAAACTACATCGTGTCATTTCTATTACTTCAATGCCACACACTGTCTACGATAGAAATGGTAATTTAATTAAGATACCTGACCAATCATGGGGAATAGCAGTATGAAATATAGATATCAAGCACTTGCCGTACAGTCATATACGGGTACTACTTACTGGCACAAATCAAAAGAAACTATCGAAGAAGTATATAAATACTTAGATAGATACTGTAGAAAAGAATGTGATATTTTTATATATCGCTATGAGATTGAATATGAATCTGACTCTGATCCTAATGTTACTCAGTTTACTACTAAGTTTGGGAAAGAAGAGTGGGAAGGGGATTGGAACCCTATTGGAAAGATACAGCTATTGGAGACTCATCTTCAGTACGTTCCCCATCCTGACAATATGTTATTCAAACATAAACTTAAACCTTCAAAGTTTGCCAGAGCAGACACAGTAAAGGTAATTGGTAAACCCCTTACTGGTTCTGTCATAGCTGTTCACCCGACATATGTATCTGTTTATCATCATGGTAAGACACTAGACGAAGGTGAGTCAACCGACTATAAAGAAAGTGAACTTGAGCTTCTAAAGAAAGGAGTTAATCATGCCACCTCTGATTGAATGGGTTAAGTTAATACTAGGTATAGTTATAATCATTAGCGTCACATGGTTAATCATTAACATGGCTGGAGGATGACATGGATAAGAAAGAACTAATGGAGAAGTTTAGACAGCTTAAATTGTATGCTGACTTAGCTATCGAAAAGGAAACACGAGCATACAATAAAGTAGCTCGATTGGAAGAAGAAATGTCTGGTTTGAAGGAAGAAGTTAAGAACCAAAAACTAATTACAGAACAGCAGACAGCAAGAGCTAATAGTTCTATGTTGTGCTGGCACTGTAAAAATCCTTTGACTTGGGGTGGAGATCACGATATAGAAGAAGAAGATGAAACGTACTGCATGGTTACAAACCTGAGTTGCCAAGAGTGTGGTTGCCATGTGGATGTTTATCTACCTAAAGATACCGACCAGTTAACCTTAGACTTTGGATTAAAAACAACGGAGAAAGATTATGTTATCCAAGAGAATAAGAAAATCCCAGAAAGATTCTGATGGGTAAATATATTAGACACATAGCTTGTGAAGAGTGTGGATCATCTGATGCAAATGGAGTTTACGAAGATGGTTCTACTTGGTGTTTTAGTTGCCATACATACAAAGGAAAAGAAGGAGAAAGTAATATGCCTACATCTGTTGCCCAAGCAATCAAGGATCAGTTTGAATTTGAATCTTCAAAGGGAACTGTATCTGCCATCACCGACAGAAGAATTAATGCGGAGACTTGTAAAAAGTACAACGTCACTGTGACCACTAACGATGACGGAGATATAACTCATCATCAGTATCCATACTATGACAAGAACAATTCTTTAGTAGCCTATAAAACACGAGAAGTTGCATCTAAAGGTTTCCGCACATCAGGAAGCTGGCCGATTACTGGACTGTTTGGACAGCAACTTTTCAACAGTCCCTCTAAGTTTATCACTATATGTGAAGGTGAATTGGATGCGTTAGCCTGTCATCAGATGCTTGGGAACTATCCCGTTGTGTCTATACGGAATGGAGCAGCATCAGCTTTAAAAGACTGTAAACGATCACTTCAGTTCTTGGATATGTTCGACAACGTAGTGATATGTTTTGACACCGACACGGCTGGTCGTAAAGCATCCCAAGAAGTAGCGGATCTGTTTAGTCCGGGCAAATGTCACATACTAACAACGGCTCTTAAAGATCCATGTGAATATCTAATTACAGGTAAGTCTAAAGATTTTGTATCTGAATGGTTTAACAATAAAAAGCAGTACACTCCTGATGGAATTGTATGTCTTGCTGATATGTGGGAATCACTTTCAGAAAAGGAAGATATAATAACAGTCGATTACCCGTGGTCAGGTTTGCAACATCTGACATACGGCATGAGACTGGGAGAGCTATGTACATTTGCGGCTGGTACTGGAGCAGGTAAGAGTACTACAGTCAGAGAACTTGCCTATCATGTGCTACAGAGTAGCCCTTACAACATAGGTATGCTCTTCCTTGAAGAGAGTGTCAAACGTACTGGTCTTGCTTTACTTGGCATACACGCTAATAAACCTATGCATCTTCCGACTTGCGAGTACACTGACGAAGAGTTTAAAGAAGCTTTTGAAGCAGTCAGTATGGATAGACGGGTATTTCTCTTTGACCACTTCGGGTCATGGGGAATAGATCAGCTACTATCTCGTGTTAGATTTATGGCAAAGGGTTTAGACTGTAAGTTTATCTTCTTGGATCACATATCTATTATCGTTTCGTCACAAGAGTTTGGTGACGAGCGTAGAGCTATTGATGAAGTTATGACCAAGTTAAGAATGTTGGTTCAAGAACTTAACATACATCTGGGTATCGTCACCCACCTTAAACGTGTGCCTAATGGTGGACACGAAGAAGGACATCACGTTTCTCTGAGTCATCTGCGAGGCAGTCAGGGTATAGCTCAACTCTCTGACATGGTATTGGGACTAGAGAGAGACAGTCAAAACGAGGATGAACTGGTACGTAATACGACTCTTGTTCGAGTACTGAAGAACAGGTTTAGTGGCGACACAGGGCCAGCTTCTTATCTTAGATATGAAAGAGTTACAGGAAGGCAGACAGAGATAGATCGTTCCGAAATAGAAGAAGGAGATGAGGAAAATGAAGAAGAACATAACCCAAACGACACAACAGAACTCTTTGAATCGGTTATGCAATAGGTGTGGAGATGGTGAACCCACCATTCATTCATCGAATGCATATTGGTGTTCAGATTGTTACTTGGAGTATTTAACTAATGAGTATAAGAAACAATACATGGAGAACAAAAGCTTCTAATGATCCTAAGTATCGTAAGGATTATCAGGGGCTTCGGCAACAGAAACACAAGACAAGAGCCGTTAACTATTTAGGTGGCTGTTGTCAACGATGCGGTGTTTCTTATGAGTGTCTGAATGTATATGACTTTCATCATGTTGATCCCTCTCAAAAGGAAGCAAAGATTGCAACCATGATGGGTCGTAATTCGTGGGAGAAAATAAAAAAAGAACTCGACAAATGTATGCTTGTGTGTGCAAACTGTCACAGAGAGATACACGCTGAAGAGAGATGGAATGAAAGTAGCACTTGATATAGAGACAAATGGGTTAGACCCTACCTGCATTCATGTAGTTGTATGTAAGAACATGGACACGGGTGAGGTACTCTCATTTCGAGAATGGGAGAAGGATAAGCTACAGTCTTATCTTAATCAAACTGATCAGCTTATCATGCATAACGGAATATCGTATGACTTACCTAGCTTAAAGAAACTGTGGGACATTGATTACTCTTATTTTAAAGTAATAGATACCCTTATTATTAGTCAGTTAAATAATCCCATTCGAGATGGTGGGAATAGTTTAAGAAACTGGGGAGATATACTTAACTTCCCCAAGATGAACAGCCCAGAATCATTTGAAGCATACACACCTATGATGCATCGTTACTGTGAAAGGGATGTAGAAGTAACTGAAAAAGTTTATCACCATCTTCGTGAGAATATGAAAGGATGGTCTAAGCATTCAGTTAAACTAGAGCACACTGTTCGTAGACTCTTGGATCTTCAAAAGGATAACGGGTTCTTTATAGACAGGTGTAAAGTTCAGGTTCTCGTTGCTTCCTTATCAGATGAGAGCAACGAACTGGAAGATCATCTTGTAGAAATCTTTGAACCTACTCTGGTTGAATTAAAAACAAAGACTAAGATCATTCCGTTTAATCCACAGAGTCGTCAACAGATAGGGGACAGGTTAGTTAAAAGAGGCTGGAAGCCTACTAAGTTTACCGAGAAGACGGGACTACCTGTTGTTAATGAAGGCACATTAGCAGAGTGTGATCTAGCTGAAGCAGAGTACATCCGTAAGTATATGTTACTTAATAAAAGAACATCACAGATTGCATCGTGGGTTAAAGCTATTAATCCCGACACGGAAAGAGTACACGGCAATGTCATAACGATAGGTGCAGTTACCAACCGCATGAGTCATAACTCTCCTAACATGGCACAAATTCCAGCCGTATACTCTCCTTATGGAAAAGAGTGTAGGGAATGCTGGACTGTAGAAGATCCAGATAACTACAGATTAGTAGGAGCAGATGCTTCTGGTTTAGAACTGAGGTGTTTAGCCCATTACATTAATGATGATAACTACACAAAAGAAATACTTGAGGGGGATGTACACACGGCTAATCAAAAGATGGCTGGTTTAGAAACAAGAGATCAGGCAAAGACTTTCATCTACGCTTTTCTCTACGGGGCTGGAGCTTCTAAGATTGGTTCTGTAGTTGGAGAAGATGCACGAACAGGGCAAAGATTGATTAATAAATTTTTAACTTCTATGCCCAAGCTATCGTCTTTCAGAGAAAGAACTATGGAAGAAGCAGAAGAAACTAATATGGTCAAAGGATTAGATGGAAGATACTTCCACATTAAGAGCAGTCATGCTGCCGTAAATACTTTATTGCAAGGTGCAGGTGCAATCATCTGTAAGGAATGGCTGTGCCACATAACTAACTATGTAAAGATAAATGGATTAGACGCAAAGCCTGTAGCTAATATACACGATGAAGTACAGTTTGAAGTACATAAAAAAGATGCTGAAGAGTTTTGTTATATATCTAAACAAGCAATGAAGGACACAGAAGAAAGTTTAAACGTGAGGTGTCCTCTTGATAGCGAATCTAAAATTGGAATCAACTGGTCGGAGACACATTAAATGTTAGAAGTTAAGATCATACCTGAATGGATTAAAGAAGCTGAAGAAAAGTCTAAGGAGATGGGTATTCTAAAACACTCTATCTCTGAAGGCAAAGGAAATGTACTTGGTTTTATTGGAGAACAGGCTGTGCTGTCAGTACTTAAAGAAGGTAAGTTAAATAATACTTACGACTACGATATCATCACGCCTAATGGAACCATTGATGTAAAAACTAAAAGATGTAGATCAGTTCCTCAACCACATTACGTTGCTTCTGTAGCCGCTTATAATACAAGACAAAGATGTACCTACTACGTATTCGTTAGAATGTTTTCTGACTACTCTCGATGTTGGGTATGTGGATGGATAGAAAAAGAAAAGTTTTTTGATAGAGCTAAATTTCTTAAACAAGGAGAAGAGGATGGTGACAATGGATACATAGTAAAAGATGACTGTTACAATCTGGCGTACGAAAAAATGAACGACATTGAATTTTTTTCTTGACACGTTCTGTGTCGTGCTTTACGTTGGGTTTATTGAAAATTTTTTGAAACTTATTGAACACGAAAGGAAAGAAAAAAATGCCTGTTATTTCTGGAAAAATATATTGGGCTAAACTACATACTCCAATGGGAACTCAAATGAGTCCTGATGATAAAAGGTATTCACTTGATGTAGGTAATCTTGATAAAGATAATGTCAAGTTAGCTAAAGAATTGGGTATGAATGTTAAGAAAGATGATCCTAATTCTGGTAAAGCCAGTGCTGGTTTGAAAGAAAGTTTCGTTACTCTTAAAAAGTATGGGTATGATTACAATGGTAATCTAAATCCCAGACCATCTGTAGTAGATGCAAAGAACAACCCCCTATCTGATGATATGTATAAGAAGATAGGAAATGGTTCGGAAGTTAATGTAAAGTTTTCTTCTAAGACTACTAAAAGTGGTTTTCATCAGTTTCATCTTGAAGCTGTACAGGTTATTTCGTTAATTGAATACAACTCTCCTGAGTCTGACGATGATGGTGAGGGTTTTGGTGAAGTAAAAGGTGGATATACTGCACCTCAATCAGAAGACTCACCGTTTTAGTCTAACTTGAGGTGATAGCAGATGGCAACAATTTCAACTATACCACAAGACTTTCAGTCACTTTGGGATAATGCTGTATCTCCTTCCAGCAAAGACCTAAATGAGTTTTGTGATAACGTAGCTTCTGCTATCACCTCGTCTTTTTCAGAGGGAAACACTACCGAAAAAAGAGTGGTCATGCGGATGTCTAACATAGGCAAACCTGCCCGACAACTATGGTATGAAACTTACGATACTTCTCAACATAGATTGGACTATAGCTTACAGTTAAAGTTTTTATATGGTCATCTACTTGAAGAGCTATTAGTATTGATGTTAAAAATGTCAGGACATTCTGTAGAAGAACAACAGAAGGAGCATGACATAGAGGGTATCAAGGGACACCAAGATGCCAGAGTAGATGGTGTTCTTGTAGATTTTAAGTCAGCTTCAGGTAGATCATTCTCTAAATTTAAAAATCATAAGTTAGTAGGTGATGATCCATTTGGTTATGTAGCACAAATTTCTGCGTATGCTTTAACAGAGAATGATAATGAAGCTGCATTTATTGTAATAGATAAACAGTCAGGTGAAGTGGTTGTCATGCCACTACATCAAATGGAAATGATAGATGCGAAAGATCGTATTCAATATCTTAAAAAAGTATTAGCGAAAGATACTCCTCCTAATAAATGTTATAGCGAAGTTCCCGATGGGCAATCAGGTAACATGAAATTAAATACGAGTTGTTCTTACTGTCGCTTTAAGTTTGAATGTTGGGAAGACGCTAATGATGGCCGGGGATTACGTGGTTTTAAATATGCTAATGGAATAAGATACTTAACTCAAGTCAGGAAGCTACCTAATGTCGAAGAACTCACCCCGTAGAAAAAGGGAAAACATAAGAAACGAACAGCGCAAGAAGAAAAAGAAGCGTAAGTTCAGATCTAAGTTTGAGCAAGGTGTGTTTGCTGATCTTAAAGAGAGGAATATTAAAGCAGGATATGAATCTTATAAAGTTTCTTATGCTGTTCCCGAAAGTATGCATAACTATCTACCTGATATAGTATTACCAAACAATATTTTGATAGAATGTAAGGGATACTTTCCATTAAAAGATAGAAAAAAGATGTTGTTTATAAGAAGTTACAATCCTCATCTTGACATCCGAATACTTTTCATGGATGCTAGGACAAAGCTATCTAAATATAGTAAAACATCTGTAGGAGATTGGGCAGATAAACATAAATTTCAATGGGCAGAAAAATTAGTACCTGATAGTTGGATAAATGAAAAAGAAAGTACGAATACGAAGGGGTATAACAAGCACTACGACCACCGCTTTTACTTACACAAAAATTATGGACCCTACTCAAAATGGGGAAGTTGGAGAAGCGAGTGTTTCAGCTAATGTATCTATACCACCAACAGCTTGGGATAACTTTGCAAAAAGGTATATCTTTAATGAAGACCAAAATATATCTACTCCTTCAAGTCCCGAAAGAGTTATGTTTATCGCAGTCTTTCTTCAGTCATTGTTGGATGCGACCAAGCCAGCTTATGATGGTGAACCCCGTTCTTCTATTGCTAATAGGGACTGTGCTATTAAATGGTTTACTTTACCAGAATGTGTTACCGCTTCCACCTTTGAACCTATTTGTGAGTTGGCTGGAATTGATCCTGATTACGCAAGAAAATATTTTAATTTAATTATGGAAGGAGAAAGAGAGTTTACTTATAGAAGAATAAATATTCTATTAAACTCTACAAAGACATGATAGATACAGAACAAGAACGCATGACACCCGAACAGGAGCAGTTGTATAAAGATGTTTACGATCTCCTCACTCCTATAATTAAACCTAACAGTAGTGAATCTGTAATGATGGGTGCAGGAACTTTGTTAGCCATAGCAATACAACTTTATTGCTGTATTTTTAAATCAGATGAAGAAGTAAGTAGTATACTACAAGAAGCTAGTAACTCCCTTCCAGAACTAAGGGTTCAAATAGAAGAAAGAATAAAAGAAAAAACTATACATTAATTAGAAAAGGAGGTATAAATATGGATCTTATAACAATAGTTTTTTTAATTATGACCAGCTTAAAAGCTGTAGAATTAACAGTAAACATACTAAAATAAAACTGCTACAAAGGAGAGAGAAATGGACATGGTTAATAATCCACCGCATTATAATAGAAAGAATATCGAAGCTGTTTGTGCTATCGAAGCCAGCATGGATGAGGAAGAGTTTCGTGGATACCTAAAAGGGAATACACTTAAATACATCTGGCGATACAAGTATAAAGATCAGCCAGTAGAAGATCTCGAAAAAGCACAATACTACCTTAACCTCTTGATAAAAAAGGCAAAAGAACACTATGATACCTAATCGTAAAACCCCTAATCCTAAATTTGATTATCTTAAATCAAAACGGAATGCAATGAAGTTAGTACATAATATTAAATCTTCTTTGCAGAAACAGGGATATGATACAAGCGATATAGATGTTTGGTGTGAGAAAGAAGAGTTAGGTAAAGAGGAGATCTGGGTAGTAAGAAGTAACATAGCACAGCAATTAATTAATCCGTTTTAATTTTACTAAAAGAAAGGAGAGTACCTATGTCAACATGGCGTAGTAACGAGAACCCTATGTTTCGCTCTAAGTTCAGCGAAGATATTTTCAAACATAAATACCAGCACGAAGGATGCGAAACGTGGACAGACCTAGCCCGTACACTAGCTAATGATGTGTGCGGTACTTTGCTTACCGAAGAAGAGGTTAATGAACTCTCTAATATGATTAGTGATCTAAAGTTTATTCCCGGTGGACGTTACCTTTATTATGCTGGAAGAGAGAATAAGTTTTTTAATAATTGTTTTCTTTTAAAGGCTGAAGAAGACACACGGGAAGACTGGGCTGATCTCTCATGGAAATCAGAGTCATGTCTTATGACAGGCGGTGGTATAGGTATTGATTACTCTGTGTATAGAGGATCAGGTGAGGTACTGCATGGTACAGGCGGTACAGCATCTGGACCTATACCTAAGATGCAGATGATTAATGAGATAGGAAGACGGGTGATGCAAGGGGGAAGTAGGAGATCAGCTATATACGCTTCCCTTAACTGGCAACACAAAGACATAAATGAATTTCTTATTTCTAAAAATTGGAATGATGTTCCAGTAGCAGGGACAAAGTTATCATTGGGAGAATTGAAAGAGAAAGACTTTAACTTTCCATGCCCATTGGATATGACAAATATTAGTGTAAACTATGATACGGATTGGTTATTAAGTTATTGGGAAACTGGAGAAGTAGGCGATGTCTTTAGGAATAATGTACGTCAAGCTCTTAAAACTGGAGAACCGGGATTTAGTTTTAACTTCTTCGATAAAGAAGACGAGACACTACGCAATGCCTGTACTGAAGTTAGTAGTGCTGACGATAGTGATGTATGTAATCTGGGCAGCATTAATCTAGGACGTATTGATTCTGTTTCAGAACTGCATGATGTAACAGAACTAGCTACCAAGTTTCTTATATGTGGTACACTCAAAGCCAAGCTTCCTTATGAAAAAGTTTATGATGTCAGAGAAAAGAATCGTAGACTTGGTTTGGGAATGATGGGTATCCATGAGTGGTTAATTAAACATAATCATAAATACGAAGTAGTACCAGAGCTTCATCACTGGATGTCAGTCTATAAAGGTGTAAGTGATAAAGTATCCAAAGAATTTTCAGATAAGTTAAGTATTAGCAGACCTATAGCAAACAGGGCTATAGCTCCTACTGGATCTATTGGTATACTAGCTGGAACCTCTACTGGTATAGAACCTATTTTTGCTGTAGCCTATAAAAGACGTTACTTAAAGAGTGGAAACAAGTGGCACTATCAATATGTTGTTGATGCAGCAGCACAAGAAATCATTAAAATATACGGAGTCGATCCAGATACTATAGAATCTGCTGTAGATTTAGCAGAGGATTATGAAAGACGTATCAAGTTTCAAGCTGACATACAACAGTATGTTGATATGTCCATTAGTTCTACTATTAACTTACCAGAATGGGGGAGTAAGCTAAACAATGATGAAACAATTGAAGAGTTTTGTAAAGTCCTCGCCAGATATAGCCATAATCTGCGTGGGTTCACTGTTTATCCTAATGGTAGTCGTGGGGGTCAGCCCTTAACTAAAGTTACGTATTCAGAAGCTATTGATAAACTGGGTGAAGAGTTTGAAGAATCAGTAGAGACACATGACATCTGTGACATGACAGGCATGGGTGGAACTTGTGGAACTTAAAAAGCAAACACCTACTCACACAGTAGATTGGTATATTAAATGGGTGTCCTCAATAATACTTCTATTGGGGATGCTCCTCCACACCCATAATATTTTTCCTCTTAATCTTATCGTACATCTCATTGGTGTAAGTGGATGGATGGTCGTGTCTATCATCTGGAATGATCGAGCGTTAATAGTTATTAATGCTGTGTCCATTGCAATCTTTGTTAATGGTTTACTTACTTACCTACTTGAATGTCAGGAATGTTTGTGGTATAAGATAAACTAAGAATGCTTCTAAGAAGGTTCTTAATTCTTTAACGCTTAACACATGAGGTTAAATAAACACATGAGATATTATTCTATTTCTAATTATTCAAACGACTATCCCAAATTATCTGACGATGCTCAGTCCAAAATCAATGCAATTATTGAGGGCGATGTGAAGGAAAGAAAGATCGAAGCCATAAAAGAACGGATCGAACTCCTTCATAGCCGTATAGTTGACCTAGAGAGCCAGTTAGAGCAGCTAGAAACAGGGATTTCCTCGTAGAGAGCTTTTAAGAGGGCTGGATAAGAATCGGTACTTCTGTGGTAGGTAGTGTCCAGACGGGTACGAGATGGATACTCACGCCTCAAATACGGGGGCTATTTTTTCTTTTTCTTTGAGTTTCTCTTTAAATAACTTGCCACTCTCTTAGCTTGGCTTGCGTGTAAGCGACTGGCCTTTCTTAATTCTGCTGGTACAGATTTAATACCTTTCTTTGCCGATCTCTTTTTTCTTGTTGTCATTATGTTGCCTTCTTCTTTTTCTTTTTAGGAAAACCTTTCTTCATATTGGCATATGCTTTTTTAGAGATGGTGGTTTTCTTTTTAGGTCTGGAGATACCTAACCTCTTTCTTCGGTTTATATTTTCGTATAAAGACATCAGCACTTCCACCTTTTTCTAGCTTGTCTTAACCTGCTGTTCGGATCTTTAGCTGCTTTAGGAAACTTTTTCATTTGACCAGCAGACCTAGCGCAATAACTTTTTCTACGTTTAGCAGCCTTACTCCCCTTCTTAACCTTACCTGTTACGGCAGTTTTTAATTTAGAACCGGGGTTCTGTCTCTTATATTTCTCTACGCCTTTTTTAGTAAGACCAGCACCTGACTTAGTAGGACGTTTATGACCGCCCTTTATTGTCATCCCCTTCATACCCTTCTTTGTCATCTCTTCATATTATTCCTTTGAACACCTTTCCACTTCTCTGCGGTTCTCATGGAACCTAACCCTAACAGCGCAAGTGTTAAACTCATAAGTCCTTCTGTCTGAATAACAGGAAGAACTACATCTGCACCGCTTAGTGCAATACCCCAAACTGCTACGGGCTGTAATACAAATTGCCACGCCAAGCCGAAAGCACATATCCACATGATGGCCGGTCTAGCCCCGGCAACGAAGATAGATGAGTGCTTGCTTTGCTCCAGATTCGTTTGAGCTTGAGCTAAATCCAACGATACAAGCTGCGTTTTTAATTCGTGGGATAGTTTGGTTTTTAAATCTTTATCCTCGACAAACTTATCCAGAACTTTCCCGGCCACTCCAATAACTGATTCGGCTATACCTAACATTTCTTTTCCTTAGTAAAGCGTAAAGAACTTACGCATTGTTTTACTGTAACCGTCAAGCACACTTGTTCCCCCGTTTACATAAGCTTCGTTCTTATGTGGAGTAGAAAGATCATCACCTTTGTATCTTCCCCTCTTTGTTCGTGCTCTTTTTTTATTCATCAAGTTCCTCGTAAGCATTGCTTATGATATTCATTACATCCATTTTAACTTTATCTAGCATTACATACAAATTAGCAGCATGAATGTCTCCAGCCATTAAGTCTTGCATAGTTCCCGACTTATCAAATGTTAAACAAACAACCCCAGTAATGTCTTTGTTTTCATCTATATTTTGTTTAACTGTTTTAAGACATTCATCTATAGATTCTCTATAAGAATCATAAGCTGCTTGTTGTAGGAAATCAAAGCTCTTTACAGTTTTTAAATTTACACTGGGAAATTCTACTATATTATTATCATCAGACATTTTCTAATATCTCCGTATAGTATCTTTTCTTATAGCCTTTGTTTAATCTGTCTTTCCAAACAGAGCTTACCAGACCATCACAATGTATGTCGATGTTTAGATCAAGCACATCGCTATCTAACATCTGCTCTACATCTTGGGCTAATGCAAGTAGCTCTCCTGTAGTCCAGTACTTAGGTTCATCAGGATCACCAGTCTCCACACCTACATTCATAAATAGAGGTGCGCCGTCTTCCCTCTTGTCTTTATAGTTGTCTGGTCTTTCTGCTAATGAAGAATCAAAACCATATAGATGGAAGTTACGAAACCCTAATGTATGGAACAACCCTACTGTTCTGGTAGCAGCACAAGTACCACCCGTAATTAAATACTTACCGACAAGAAATTCATACTTAGCCACAGCTTGTGAGAATGCATGAAACCCTACGATGTTATCTGTCTTGGTAAGAATGTAATCCATAACAGAAGTATCTGTCATACTTGCAACAAACATAATAGTTTCTTTAGGAATGTCTTCAAACAATGTCTTACGTACTACACCGTGAGTAGACTCACCATCTATAGAACGAGGATCAAGAATAGTACATCCGTATGGAACGATCCCATGTTTTAATAAAGTAGGTAGTGAATGTTTAACACATACAATACGTGCTCCTGTTTCTTCCTGCCGTTTTAGAATGTCTGGTATATACTTTTCTAAAGAGGGGCCAGCAGAAGCAACAATAAGATGCTCATCATTTAACTTTCCCTTCTCATTTATCCAGTGATCTATTTTCTTTATGTTCTCTTCAATGTTAGTTCTGATATGTTCTTTAGGCATACAGTCTTGTGGATTAACCTTGATGGGGACACGACCAGTATTCATCTTAGGTGGTAGCTTTAACTTACTGTCGGACAACACAATGGCTAGATTTGTTATGCCACCACCGACTACCTGATCACCCGTTGCCAAGATAGCTTTCTGATAGTCCTTATCTACATCCTTATCAAAGACTTCATTACAGCCAAACTTAGTAGTGTCTGGTCCGACATCTCCGTTGCCGTCTGGAGTATAGAAATCATCAAACAAAATAACAGGAAGATGTTTCAACAGAGCATAGTCTGACCTGACTGTTTCAACACTATGACCACCATCGATGTAGGCAAACTGAGGCTTAATGTTATGCGTGTTGCAGTAATCCTTATTCTTTAAAAGCTTTAAAGTTTCTCTAGTGTTTCCTTTAATTAAACAAAAAGTAAAAGTCTTTCCATTCTTTTTGGCAGTCTGGGCAAAGTCCGTAAAGTATCCTTTTACTTCTGCTTCACTGTAATGTTTCTTTACATTCTTCTCAGCTTCATCATCTTCTTTAGTAGCTTCTTCAAACAGATCAAAGCCTGTATAATGAACCTTTTCTAAGCCAGCTTCAAACAAAGCAGATGCTATCTTGATTGCTCTTGCTCCACTCCACGTACCAATCTCAAGTATATTATCAAACTTATAGTTTGCTACTATCTCTGGGATCATAGCATTACGTCTAGGGCCAGCTACATCAGGTGGAAGCGTACCTGTAATCTTTCTGTTCCCTTTGTTATGGATCATGTAATTACCTATCTCTGCAAAATCAAATGCT